CGACATCACATCATGGAAGCCCACCGGCTTATCGAATTGCGTTCTGGGAACCGGGGGTTGGTTGAAGGGAGTGTGACAGGTGTTGAATAAGCCCTACTACGACGACGGTCAGATAACTATTTACCACGGCGATTGCCGGGAGATTCTGCCGTCGTTGGGGCCGGTGGATTTACTTCTCACGGATCCACCGTATGGACTTGGTTTAGACATGGTTCTTAAACATGGAACGAACGCCAATGGCAGCATCCATCAAGCCAGCGCATGGAACAACACTATCCCAAGTCAGCTTTGCTTCGATCTCATGTACGACCAATCAAACGCACAAATTATCTGGGGGTGTAATTACTTTGGAGGTTCTATCCGAGACGTGGGGCGCATGGTTCACGATAAACAACTAGCTATCGCTGGCACTGCGCTGAGATGGAGCGAAGCGGATATTGCTAGTTGTTCCTTCCAGCGACGGATCACTATGTTCCGGTATCGCTGGAATGGAAATGTGCAAGGTAAAACTATCAACTGGAAAAACGAGGGGCCAGATGCTCGGCAACACCCCACTCAAAAACCCTTGGCCTTAATGATGTGGTGTATAGAGCAAGCGCCAATGTCGCAAACGATCCTTGACCCGTTCATGGGCAGTGGGACCACACTGAGGGCCGCCAAGGATTTAGGGCGGAGGGCCATCGGGATTGAGATTGAAGAACGGTACTGTGAGATTGCCGTTAAACGCTTGGCCCAGCAAGTGTTGGCGTTATGACCATCCCCCTCATCATCGACCCGACTGTCTGGGACGATCTAATCTCCCGCAGTGTTGCTATTGAGCGTCGCCAATCCCATCGTGAGAAGGCCAAGGCTGATCCGGTCTGGTTCTATCACGAAGTCCTTGGGGTGCCCACTGACCCGCAGTTTCCCAAACAAGAGGCCATTCTTGAGTCGGTTAGGGATCATCGACGTACAGCCGTCGTTGGAGCGAACAGCAGCGGCAAAGATTTTGCGTCGGCCCGGACCATGCTCTGGTGGGAATTCATCCACGACGAGGCGGTCACAATCGTCTACGGTCCTACGATGCGTCAGGTCAAAGACATTATCTGGCGGGAAGCGCGACGAGGCCATGCTGGGGCACGTTCCCCCCTGCCAGGCTATATGTATCCTAGTGCAGCCCAATACGCAGTGAACGAACACCGGTATGCCTTGGGCTTCTCTGCTGATCCAAAGGACGACACTGGGAGCGGCATCCACGGCTATCACAGCCCTCACATGCTGGTGATCGTCACTGAAGCTCACGCGGTCAGCCAGGTTGAAATAGACGCTCTTATCAGGCTCAACCCTGAGCGGCTACTGCTGACCGGCAACCCTTTGTCCACAGGCGGCGAGTTTTACGACGCCTTCCACGCTAAGGCTCACGCTTACAACACCATCCAGATCGCAGCGAAGGACACCCCGAACATTCAGCAGGACCGTGTAGTGATTCCGGGCATGGTAACCCCCGAAGATGTAGCGGATCGGGCACTTGTATACGGCGTCGAATCCCCTATGTATCGGGCCTCAGTTGATGCGGAATTCCCCGAAGACATGGCCGACGCAATGGTCCCGCTGTCTAAGGTGCTGGCAGCGATAGAGCGGGCAACCTTGGAGGGAGATTGTGAGTGCGGTCACGACAAAGACGATCACGACGGTCAGGGGTGTACTGGTGACGAAGGGGCTGATGACGGTTGCGACTGCGACGGGTTTGTGAAAGCGAAGAAAGAAGGGGCGATCCTTGGTGTCGACGTGGCCCGATTTGGTGAAGATGCAACGGTGATCTACCGGAGGCAAGGTCCGATAGCTCGAAAGATTTGGACCGCTCGGGGCAAGTCGACCATGGAGATCGTCGGGAAGATCAACGAGTTGGTGCTGGCTGATGAGGAAGTGGACACCGTTGTTGTGGATGATACTGGCCTCGGCGGGGGTGTTACTGATCGCTTACGTGAGCTTGCGCTTAGGTGTTCCGTGGTGGCTTTTATAGCCGGGGCCAAGGCCGATGATTCAGAGCGGTTCTTCAACGCAGTTGCCGAGGCGTGGTGGGCGATGCGAGAAGCGTTTATGGACGACGAGATTGACATTGACAACGATAAGGAACTACTATCCCAGGTAACGACGCGGAAATACGAAACACAGAGTGACCGGACGATCAAGTTGGAATCCAAGAAGGACATGAAGAAACGACTCAGGAAGTCCCCGGACGAAGCCGACGCCCTGGCGATGACCTATGCGGGTGTTGGGGCTAGGCCGAACATTAGGTTTTTCGGATGACGCAAGCGTTCTTGGATGCGTGCTTAATTCGGGACCGCCTGGTCGACCAGTTACGTGACAGAGTGACAGATGATGAAAAGGTTGCATGGGTGCATTACCTGGTCTACGGAACCGATAGAGAGAATGTGCCGATGCCCTTGGTCCGGGCGCAAGACGAAGTCATGCGATGTTTGGAGTTGCTGAAAGAATGAGACTCGCTAAACGCCACGTCTTAGCTGCAACGGAACTAGGGGCGATGCTGGCTATCGTCACGGGGGTTGTCTTCGTTTGGTGGCCTGCTGCATTGATTGTGGCCGGTAGTGCGGGCATGATCATTGTCTGGGGGTGGAGTGAATCGTGAAGCATTCCGTGGTACTGTGGGCTGATATTTCGGCTGATCACCGTATGAGGGAAACCCATTGGAAGAAATTGCGTGGCGCCCTCACCTCGGGGTGGGTAGAGAAACGTGTGAAGCGGGCAGAGTCCGATGACGGTTATTGTCGGGCGGCGGTCGATGAAACGAAATTCGGTCGACCTGGGTTGTGGTCTGGCTGTCTGAATAAACCTACGAACGGAAATCGGGGGTTCTGTTCTTCGCATAGACCAAAGCCAGTGCGGTGGTGGCATCGTGTGCAACTGCGGACACCGATACGCATCCACTATCGCCGTATCTTGAACCGGAGGTCGTCCATATGACCCGACAAGAAGCACTTGAGGCAGTCTGGCAGTATGCGTGCAAGTTGGCCGCACGAGATGAAGACGCTAATACCCAACAACACGGTGAGGTGCTTATCGGCATCCTCCGACAGCGCGAGGACTTCGCTGACCGCGCCGTGGTCGCCGCATCGACGGACGGGCTTAATTCGGATGGCTAGTCAACCGCTGTGTGTGGTCTGCAACGGTAGGGGGAGTTATTGGGTAGGCGGGAATGACACCGCGTGTACTTTGGTTGTCTGCGGATGCACCCGCCCGGTCACTATCCTGCCCTCTCTCCACGTTCATCAATTCAACGAGTATACCGGCGGTACTTTCTGCGGCTTTTGTGGGGAGGAATTGACGTGCTGAAACATGCGATCCAGAACCTCTTAGCCAAGGCCCCTCAAGTGGACCGTGTCCCGCTAGCAACGATGAGCGGGAGCTTCTGGAACTACGGTACTCAGGGCGGTCAGGCTGGGGTGGGCAACCAACTTCAGATGCTCACCACCTTTGCGACCGTGGGCTGGTTATTCTCCACGATTTCACGAATCGCTGAAGGTGTTGCGGCGGCTGACTGGCAGTTATTCCGCAAGCAACAACGGGGCGAACGTATCGAGATATTCAACCATCCAGCCTTGGCAATGTGGGAAGCGGTCAATCCCTTCGTCACTCGCCAAGAGCACGTTGAAGCGTCCCAGCAGCACTTCGAGTTAGTTGGTGAAATGTGGTGGGTTATCAACTTTGACGGGTCGGGCGTCCCTCGGGAGTTGCAGTTGGTTCGCCCTGACCGGATGCGTCCGATCCCTGACCGTGAGAACTTCATCCAGGGTTACGTCTACAACATGGGGGCCGAGCGTATCATGTTGGCCCCAGAGGAAGTGATCCTAACCAAGAGGCCCTCACCGTTGGACCCGTACCGAGGTATCGGGGTTATCCAAGCCTTACTGGTTGACTTGGGCGCTGAGCAAGCGGCGGCGCAGTGGAACCGGAACTTCTTTCAGAACAGCGCGGAGCCGGGCGGGATAATTGAGTTCGAAAAAGGGCTGAGTGACGCTGAATTCAACATTCTCAAAGACCGGTGGGAGGCCCAGCACCGAGGGGTGTCAAACGCGCACCGGGTTGCTCTATTGGAGCGCGGTACTTGGAAGGACGTAGGATTTAGCCAACGCAACATGCAGTTCAAGGACTTGCGGATGCTGAGCCGGGAGATCATCCTGGACGCTTTTGGTATGCCAAGGGCGATGATCGGGATTTCCGAGTCCGTCAACCGGGCCAACGCGGAGGTCGCTGAGTACGTTTTCTCGAAGTGGATTGTGGCCCCTCGGCTAGAGCGCATCAAGAAGGCCCTGAATAACAAGCTGCTACACCCGTTCTTCGGGGAAGACTTGGAGTTCGACTATGCAGACCCGACACCGCGCAATCGGGAGTTCGCGCTGAGTGAAGCGACCCAAGGGTATAGCGGCGGGCTATTGACGTTGAACGAAGCTCGGGAGCGATTGGGAGAGGGCGAAGTTCCTGGCGGGGAGGATTTTCAGGCCCCTGCTGCAAACCCGTTCATGTTGGGCCTACACGGGACGGTTACCCACTTAGCCAAGGCACTACAATCCGCTGAATCTACGCTTGCCCGTAAGGGCACAGTCTTGGATTACCCAGCTATCTATAAGACTCACCTTGACGATACCGAAGACCGGATGGACACGGGCTGGGCTAAACGTTTGGCGACTGAAGCTGCCGCTCTGGTCGCTTACTTGGAAACGAATTTCGCCCGACATACACATCCGTTGGGCCGGGACATGCGGAATATGATCACCAAGATTGAGCTATCGGACGTAGACGCCTACGATTGGGATTGGTGGTCGAAATATGGGGAGGAAGCAGTTGAGGAACTTACTGAAGTCTTTGAAGCATCTTTGCTCCAAGCCTACCCGCAGATGGACCTCTTTGAAGTTCAACGGCTCGCCACGATCTATGCTGAACATCGAGGGGCTGAACTCTTACGGCTCGATGGGTCCATCAACCTCGTCAATCTCACCCGGGCCAGGGTCCGAAGCCTTGTGGCGGGCACAATCGAGCGAGGCGACAGCTTACAGACGCTTCAGAAATCTTTGCGCGAGGACTTTGCGTTCAGCCGGTCAAGAGCCGCTATGGTCGCACGAACGGAAACGGCTACGGCGCTGGGCCAAGGCTCGAAACAAGCGGCTATTGTTCAGGGCCAGACTGAGAAGGCTTGGTTTACCCAAGGGGACGCTGACGTTGAAACAGATATATGTCGACGCAACGCAGCCCAAGGGTGGATCGCCATCAACGACATATTCCAGTCAGGGCATGAGACCATTCCTGGTCACCCCCGCTGTCGATGCACTGTCCTTTACCGAGGGGAGCAACCCAGCGGTATAGACCCCACTGAAGGGCTTGAGGACGACGTAGCGGGGGGTATAGCGGGGTCCAGGGCGGTTACCACCGCTCGGCTGACGGATGCCCCGGAAAACGGCTCACAGCGCGATCCGGCGGTATGCTCTAATTGCGGTAAGAATAACCTTCTGGTCAACCGCGACGGTCCTGGCTTCTGGTGCCGACGGTGCAACAATGTGGTGCAATAACATAGAACAAGTGTTTTAGTGGATTCCAGCCGGGTGGTTACCAGTTGCTCGACTGTTATAAAAGACCACGCTTAAAACGGCTCAGGATGCCCGCAAAGGCTATTGACAAAGTATACAATCTGTGATTTTGGGGAAGTGAGGCACCAGTGACCTTACAAGAGTGCATCCACCACTGGAAGATTGAAGACGCCAACGGGCCGCTAAGTACCGGGGTCTGCCAACTTTGCGGCGAAGTCCGGGATTTCCACAACTCCGATCCTGGTTCGGGCAACTGGTCGGAAACGGGCGTTAGAACGACTCAATATTGGCAACCATTCCGAGACGATCAGAATGCCCATGTAGTAGCAGGGGGTTGACAGGCTACCAGCGGTAGTGGTATAAACTTTCGCAGATTGGACATATTGGCGACAGCCCGACGCTAGACGCAGCGCTGTTGCCTGGATAACTGGCCCGACGCACGATGCAGCGCCATCGTAGTCGGGCTTTTTCTTTTGGGGTGCGTACATGGATCAACGAATCACCAAGCTATTCAAGGCTGAAACAAAGGCGATTGACGCTTCTCGCATCCATGCCATCATGTCAACGGAAAAGCGGGACCGCGACGGCGATGTCATCCGCCAGGCCGGATGGGACTTGGACGAGTTCATGCAACACCCGATCCTTCTATCTTCCCACAACTACGGGTCGCTCATGTCCCAGATCGGTGCGTGGGAAGACGTGTCGGTGAAGAATAAACAGCTTCAGGGCGTGGCGAGGTACTACGTCGGGGAAGGTAACCAAGAGGCCGACTGGGGCTACAAGTTGGCGAGCAAGGGTGTGGCGGCCTACAGCGTCGGCTTCATTCCAGACATGGACAAGGCCAAGGAACTTAAAGATAGTGACGGTTGGTTCCCCAATTGGGAATTCAACGGTCAAAAGCTCCTAGAGACTTCGCATGTGACAGTTCCGAGTAATCCGGACGCTTTGCAATCTTCGGTTGCCAAGGGATTGATTCACCCGGCAGTGCTGGCCGTGTACGGGTTGGATGCCTGGGTTTTTGATCGGGCAGGCGGGGATACGGCCATCGACGCAACTGCTCGTTTGGCACAGGTCGTCAAGGACCATGGGGACCACAACCACGACAAAGATGGCAAGCACGATCACCCTGAGTTCGAAGGCAAGGCATTGGCTAACGAATTCGCATTGCTTCGCCAAGAGTTCGACGCTTTCCTAATGAACTACGAAAAGGCCCACGCTGTGAAGTACAGCGACCTATTCCGAGAAGCATTCCAGGAGGTTGCATGTAATGGTCACTAAAACCACCCCCGATAGCCCGGAGCAATTGGAGGAGTCGTTAAACGATCCCAAGCTGCGTCAGACATTGATGGAAGACCCGGCGGAGTTAGCTCGCTACATTGACGGATATGCAAAGAAGTTCATGGAGCGGGACAAGGGTGAGCTTGACGCACAGCTAAAGACACAGATGGAAGAAGTCGTCAAGCGCATGTATGAAGAAAACAACACGGCGCAGCCCGACACTAAGGTCATACGCCGGGTTCCTTCGGACGACGGTCAGGTCGCTGGCGGTAATAGACGAGCCATTCAGGATCACGCGGTCTACCGTCATCTTGATCTTTCACGGATGGAGCGGCGACAGATCGCGGCTTACGGGACTGCCCCCGGCATGGGAGTAAACGGGTTCGAGGACTTCGTGGACTTCGCTCGTGGTATTAGCCCGCACGTCACCAACAAGGGGCTGGACGCCCGCCTGAAGGTACTGGGTGAAAGCCAAGGCGACCAGGGCGGCTTCCTGGTCCCTGAAGAATTCCGGGCTGAACTCCTGATGAACACCCTCGAGATGGCCGTGATTCGCCCGCGTGCGCGAGTCCTGCCCATGGCTGGGTTGACTGTCCGTATCCCGGCGATCCGGGATGTTAGCCACGCCACCAACGTATTCGGTGGCGTACAAGGCTACTGGACCCCGGAGTCGGGCACCTTTACTCAGACTGAGCCGACCTTCGCGCAGGCCGTTTTGACTGCCAAGAAACTCATGGGTGGAACGCGGATCGGCAACGAACTGTTGCGGGACAGCGCGATCACCTTGGAACCGCTAATCAATACCCTGTTCGCCCAGGCGATTGCCTACTTCGAGGATGACGCCTTTATGTCTGGCGTTGGTGGCGGACAGCCTCTCGGCATCTTGAACGCCGACGCCCTGGTTAGCGTTGCTAAAGAGTCAGGCCAAGCGGCCACTACCTTAGTCACTGAGAACGTCATTAAGGCGTATAGCCGGATGTTGCCCCAGAGCATT